CTTAGGTAATGTATCTGACATTAAAGACGTGTCTGTTACTTGTGGCTGTACACAAACAGTATTAGAACAAATGTTTCTTAAAGTAGATTTAAAATTACCTGTTAAATATCCACAAATTACTTCTCCTGTATTTGAAACAGAAAAGTATATTTATATTACGTATAGAGATGACACACAAGACACATTAACAATTAAAGCTACTGTACATGAGTAATATAATTATTGGTGATATAGAAGCACAAGAAGTAGAGACTTATAAGAATGAAGTTATATACAGACTTATAACTCATAAGACTATTACTACTAATTATCTTAAGAAAGCTATTGGTAATATTTATGATGGTAAAGAATGTATAGGGGTTGGTTATAAAGCTATTACTACAATACAACCAGGAATGTTATTTTCACTGGTATTTAAAACTGTAAAGAATGAGTAATAAATTAGTTAGTATAAATAAAAGTTACGACCAAGATATTAATTTTTGGGAAGAGAATCCTCAGTTAGCTATTATGAAACCATTTTCAGAACTCTATAATAGAGACAAAACAAAGAATAAAAAAACTTCAAGTTTAGAAATGTATTGTATCTTTTTTATAAATGATGCAGACGAACAATATAATAAGTTTTATAGAATTCCATTGAAAGAGCGTATTGAGATGTTAAAAGATTCTTTTTTTAAAGAGTTAAATGTAGAAGAAACAGTATTTAAAAAATGTAGTGAATCTTATACAATGTTATGCTTAGACAGTATTGAAAGAACTGTTAAAGAACATAAAGACTTGCTTATTAAAAGAAGTAACGCTTTAAGTAATATGGAATACACATTAGATACAATGAAAGACTTAGATTCTGCACTTGCTAAATCTGAAAAAATATATTCTGATTTTAAAAGAGTTGAAGCTATGTTTGATGCTTCTAAAAAAGAAGTTATGGCAAGAGGAGGTAGAGCATTAACAGCATCTGAAAAAAAATTAGTATAAAATTAAAATATAATGAGTAGTTATGATTGGGTAAAGATTCAAGACAGAAGTAGGTTTGTTAAAAAAATAGAACAGCATCACCCAGACTCAAGAAAGTATTTACCTTATTGGAAATCAGAAAAGAAAAAGATTATAGAAGGTGCTTGGATTTATGACAATGGGGGATGGCGTTATATGCCACCAAAGTTATATTTTGCAGCTAATCATGGCTCTATGCTTGTTACAGACCATATTAATAAAAAAAGAACTGTAACAAGACCTTACTTAACAACATTGTTTTGGGAACTTGGTTATATATCTTTAATTACAGATGGGTTTAGTGGATTTACAGAGTCTAATATAACTTGCAATCATGCTGTCTTAGAATTAAAAAAGAATTGGAATAATATAAATTCTAAAAAACATATTAACATGTTTAAAAGAGATGGTACATTTAAAGAGTATGTACCACCTTTAGAATTTGTAAAAAACTTACAACATGAAGAATTAGGTTTACCTCTTTATGAAAATGACATGTGTAATTATATGCTACTTGGTAGCCGTGGTAGTGGAAAAAGTTGGTTTCTTGCAAATGCAGAATTAGCGCATCCTTTAATTACAGATGGAGCTATCAGGTATGATTCTGATTCTATTAATAATCCTAACCAAATTAATGTATTAGTTGGTTCTTCAGACGCAACTAAAAGTAGTGCTCTTGCACAAAAAGTACAAGATATAATAAATGAGTTAGGTACTTCTCCTGACTTAGGTGTATGGTCTGAATGGGGTCAAGATGATTATACCCCAAGTGTTTTATATAGAGATTTTATGGGAAGTATAGAACCAAACAACCGTTCTAATCCTTATAGGGCAGAATATAAAACAAAAATAAATGGTAGAGAGTTAAGTAAAGGTAGTAAGTCTCAAATGCACCATATTATATTTTCACATATGGCTCAAGGAGGTAGAGGTGCAATGGCAGCAGCTTCAGGACGTTATAGAAATTTAGTATGGGATGAATGTGGTTTAAGTTCTTTAGTTAAAGAAGCACATAAGTCTAACGAAGCAACCATTATGACAGATGGTATTATAATGGGTAAAATATGTTATGCGGGTACTTCAGAATCCATGGAGCAGATTCAGCCAACTAAAGAAATGTTTACAAATCCTAAAGATTATAGACTCTTAGAATTTGAAGACGTTGCTGAAAAAACAGGTTCTACTGCATTTTTTATACCTGCTGAAGTTGTTTTGTTTGAAGCCATGGATGACCATGGAAATGTTGACATGGAATTAGCAAAACATATTCTTGATTCAAAAGAAGCTGAGAAAGCTAAATCAAAAAATCCAGATATTTTAAGAAGTTGGAGGCTTAACTATCCAAGAATAATAAGTCATATGTGGGCTTACGGAAACACTAAGTTACTTCCTTATGAAGAATCAGCTCTTAGAGAAAAAGAATTAATGACTAATGGTTTGTATCATAAAATAGGTAAGTGTATAAAACTTACATGGGATTCAAATTCTACTTACGGTGTTAAATATGACATAGTATATGATGCTACTCCAGTGTTTAATTACCCTATTACTAATGCTACCAATTTAGAAGGTGCTGTAGTAGTGTATGATTTTCCACAGTATATAAATGGTCAGATTCCTGATGATATGTATATATACACTCATGACCCTTACATAGCAGATGATTTAGACAAGGGTGGTTCATTAGGTTGTACTCAAGTATGGTTAAATCCTAAATACTTTAATGAGTATATGATTGGTTCACCACTTGTAGCAGTTTATTTAGGTAAACATTCTGGTGGTAAGAAACAGTATTATGAAACACAAGAAAAGTTATTATCAATGTATGGTAACTGCCCTCAAATGCTTTATTATGAGGCTAACAGAGGGGAAGATTGTTATTATCATTATTTAGCTAAAGGTAAAGTAGGATTATTATGTCCAAGACCAACAAGTTCTGATTCTATGTTTCAGGAAACTACAAGAAAGTTTGGATTTATGATGTCTAACAGATTAGATAAGTTAAATCATATTGCATCATTACATGATTTATTATTATCTAAAATAGTAGTTGATAAAGTCAATGGTATTGACAAAACATTTATTAGTACTATACCAGACATATACTTAGTAAGAGAAATAATGGCATATAACTTAGATGATAACTTTGATGCTATATCTGCTACATTAGGTTATGTAATTGCAATTAGAGAATTAGAAAAGTTTAAGAAGAATGAAATTATTGATAAAAATGTACAAAGAAATAAATTATCATTCCTTTCTGTTAATCCTAATATGTTTAAACAGCAAATGGACATGAGAAATAAATACTAAATATGACAACAATTAACATAGAAAATAATTTAGAAAAAGTAATTGTAGGTTTAAATAAAACAGCTAATATAGTTAAGTCTACTATGGGCGCTGAAGGTAAGAACGTAGCTATTGTAGACAGTTATGAGAGAATTAAATATACGCAAGATGGTGTAACAGTAGCTAAGTCAATTAAGCTTGCAGACCCTATAGAAAATGTAGGTGCACAAGCTATCATCTCTGCTGCAAATAAAACAGTTAAAGAGTGTGGAGATGGTACAACACTTACTACTTTACTTACTCAAGAATTAATACTTAATATGCTTGATGATATTAAGCTTATTAACCCAAATGAGGTGATTAAAACTTATGGTGGACAGATTGACACACTTATTAAGAATCTCTCCTCACAACGCAGGAAAATACGCTCTATTAAAGATATTAACAAGATTAATGACATTGCTTGTGTAGCTTCTAAATCTCAAAGTATTGGTGAGTTAATTAGTTCTATTTATTTAGAAACTGGTTTAAACTCTTTAATTAAAGTAGAGAAATCTAATGAAATGGATTTTACTACTTGTGAAATAACCAAAGGTTTACAATATGATACTGGTTTAGTACACACTGGTTTTATTAATAATGTAGAAACAGAAGAATGTATATTTAATAATGCAAGAGTTTATATTACTGAAAAAGACATTACTACCATATCTGAAGAATTAGAACAATTGTTAGACCAGTCAAATGAAACACCATTATTAGTAATTGCGAATAACTATTCTGACCATGTTAAACGTACTTGTGTTTTAAATGTAAAAAATGCAGGTAAAAAAATATGTTTAGTTAAATTTCCAGGTTGGGGACACCAACGTCCACGTAATGTAGAAGATATTACAGCATTTGCAAATAATGACATGACTGTTAATAAAGTAGTAGTAACTCCATTTACATTTACATTATTCAATGATTCCTCTGATAAACTTGTTAAACGTATTGAACAGTTAGAAAAACTTAAAGACTCTACTGTAGAAAAAATAGATGAAGAAGATTATTTTATTAGAATACATAAACTACAAGGCTCTTCTGCAATAATTTATGTAGGAGCTGATACAGAGTTAAATAGAGATGAAGAGTTTGATAGAATAGAAGATGCTGTAGGAGCAGTTAAAACAGCTATAGAGCATGGTTATGTAGAAGGTGCTGGTTACACATTATATTTAGAAAGTTTAAAAGACTGTTACACAGACACATTTAAAGCTATTCTTAGAGCACCATATTATCAGATACTTAGTAATGCTAATTTAGACATTACCAACAAGAGAGTTAATGTTAAGACTAAACAAGAAGTTAAAGATTTTTATAAAGAAGGAATTATAGACCCTGTTAATTCTATTGTACAGGCATTTAAGAATTCCTTTGCAACCTCAAAATTATTAATTAACACTTCATTTATACTTTATAATGAATTTACTAAGTAAAAACAAAAAATCAGACATTGTATTCCCATTTAATTTAAAATTAGAAGAGTCTGCTAAAGAAGCTAATGATAAAGAATGGTATAGGAAATATGCAGAATACATTGCACCCTCTTCTCTAAATACTATTGAAGACTTTGAAGAATTAAAAACTAATTATGAAGTCTTAAATAATAATTTAGAAAAGTATAAAGAAAAGTTAATGAGATTTTGTAATCCTATGGGTGAAGATATAGGACAACTAGAAGAAGAAGTTATTCCATTTGAAAAGTTGAACAATAAAGTAAATGTATTATTAGGAGAACTACTTAAAAGAAGTGATAATCATAAAGTATTATTACTTTCTGCTAAAGCTATACAGCAGAAAAATGATGCATTACTTGAAGCAATTAAAGCTTCAGTTGAAGAAAAGTTAGCTTTAGAAATTGAGAAGCAACAAATGATGATGCAGGGTATGAATGAACAAGATGTACAAAAAACAATTGATTCGTTACGTACTAAATTAGAACCACAAGATATTGCTCATAAGAACTGGCAATCTGAATGGGAAATATTTTATAATAAAGCAGTACAGTATTGTAATGTTTATGAAGATATTAAGACTAAGAAGTTAGAAACATTTAAAGATGTTATTGCAGCAGATAGAATGTTTATTTATTCTGGTTGGAAGAATGGTAAACCTTATTTAGAAATTAGAAATCCACTTTATACTGGTTTTCACAAAGCTCCTAATGAAGCTAATATTTCTAAGTCTTCTTATATATTCTACAAAAAACCTATTACATTAGCTGATGCATTTGATACTTATGGTGAATTACTTAGTAATGAAGAAATAGATAAATTAATGATTAGTGGAGGATACGCAAGTGTTGATAAGAGACACAGTATTGGTACTGCTGATTCACAAACAGTATTAGATAGAAAATGGAATGACTGGGCAGAAACTATTGATAATAAAACTAATAAATTAGTTGGTACACATCAAGGTCAAGCTCATGTAAGAAAGAATGCAGTATATGATTTAATATGGGAAACTCACATTGAATTTAAAGCTTACAGAAAAGTAGTATTTTTAACATACTTAGATGAGTATAGTGAAAAGATTACTATTATTGCAAGTAAAGACTTTAAAGTTCCCACAGGAGCTGAAAAGATTAAATACACTAATAGATATGGACAAGAGAGTGTAAAATATGTATGGTTAGATGAATTAATGCAGAAAGAATATGAAGCTGAAACATTATGGATTCCACGTAAATATGAAGTAATAAGACTTGGTATGGATGTATATCCTATTATGCGTGAAGTACCTTATCAGAATACTAATTTAGAATCACCTTATTCAAGCTTTAATTTATCTACATTTGGTGGTATATTTACAAGTAGAAATGCTAAGTCTACACCATTATTAAGTAGAGCTATCCCAAGTTACTTTCAATACATTTATATTAAGCACATTCAAAATAGAGAATTAGCTAAATATCAAGGTGCTATACAAAGCATTGATGTTGACCAAATTCCTGACCAATTAGGACAAGACATTTATGGGCAGCCAATTAAAGATAAGGTAGCTACTTATTTAATGTATTTAAAACGCACTAACAAAGACTTTTATTCTGGTTCACAAAATAGTTTAGGAGGATTACCACCTTCTACAAGAAGTCCTGGTAGTTCTGGTTATATGCTTGGTACTGCTGCAGAGCTAATGAATTTACAAAACTTGTTAGAATACATTGATAGAGAAATTGGTTTATCAATGGGTATATCTCCACAAAGAGAAGCTGCATTTAGTAACAACTCTAATGTCACTGATAACAAACAGGCACTGATTCAGTCAAGTCATATTACAGAACCTTATTTTTACTTACATAATGAATATTGGAAAACTGCAATTAATGACTATATTATTAATTTTAGAACATTTTGCGAAAAAGAATTAGAAGAAGGTAGAAAGGCAATATTTAATTTTATATTACCTGACAATACTGTAGAGTTATTTAATGTAACTGATAAGATGTTAATGCATTCTGACATTGGACTTTATGTATCTAACTCTGGACAAGAACAAAGATACTTAGATAACATGGAACATTTAGCTTTAACATTTGCACAAAACAGTGGTGAGGGTATTGAAGTTATTTCACAATTACTTAAATCAATTACTCAAGGCGCAAGTCCTGAAG